GGCCTGGAATACAAAAGGTATGAAAATCAGCATGCTGAGATTTATACTAGCGAAACTTCTGACAGAGCTTTCGAAGAGGAAGTAATGTTATCAGGTTTCGGAAACGCACAAATCAAGCAAGAAGGTGCTGGAGTATCATTTGATGATGCACAGGAAACCTACACAGCTCGATACTCACATGAGACCGTAGCTTTAGCATTTGCTATCACAGAAGAAGCTATCGAAGATAACCTCTACGATAGATTAGCTTCTAGATACACAAAAGCTTTAGCAAGATCTATGAGTAATGCAAAACAAGTAAAATCTGTTGAGCCTTTAATCAACGGTTTACCATCAACTGCAACTTTCAAGTCAGGTGATGGTGTTGCTTTGTTTAGCACAGCTCACCCTACGATAGCAGGTACTTTTAAAAATACTCTGACTACGCAGGCGGATCTTAACGAAACGTCATTAGAGCAGTCAATGATTGACATCGCTAAAATGACTGACGAAAGAGGTCTTAGAATTGCAGCAAGAGGATTGAAAATGATCATTCCTTCTGAGCTTCAGTTTACAGCTGAGAGATTGATGAAATCTCAAGGTAGAACTGGAACAGCTGACAATGATATCAATGCAATCGTATCTATGGGTATGGTTCCGCAAGGATACAGAATCAACAACTACTTAACTGATTCTGATGCATTCTATATCTTGACAGACGTACCAAATGGTATGAAAATGTTCACAAGAGCTCCATTAACAACTGCAATGGAAGGTGATTTCGATACTGGAAACGTAAGATACAAAGCTAGAGAAAGATATTCATTTGGAGTATCTGACCCTAGAGGTATCTTCGGCGTAGAAGGTGCGTAATTAATCTAATTTTTGGGGCGGCCTTAAAACCGCCCCATTTATCTAACAAATTGGTGAGAACATGAAAAAATTTTTAGTCAACATTTGGGCTTACGATCATCACGCAAAATTTGAAGTCTCATCTGAAGACAACCCACAATCCTTAGAAAATGCAATCCTTGACAAACTTGGAGAAAAAAGTATAAAGTGGGAACATCTTGGAATTACATATGATAACAAGATTAACAGAATAACCTATGAGGAGGTTATCCATGATACAAGACCTATACAAACAAAAAAGGTCCTTGGAGTTGAAGTGGGAGCAGGAGCATCTATCTAATGGTAGATACACTCTTGAAATGGTCAGAATTGATGACAAAGTTAGAGAAGTCATCACTAAGATCAAGCTGGAAGAAGCAGCTATTGCCCACAGGCAAAACGTTATTGAAGGTGCCGCTCCACAAGTTTCAGTAGCTACTTAATAAAAAAGCTACATCGTTGGAAAAATTCCACTCCACATTATGGGCTCTCTTGCACTCTATCTAAATCTAGTATATAAGTTAATCACTATACAATTAAATTAGAACATAGACGCGTATAGTCGACGGCCTAGAGACTATGTTCGGAAACTAGGAGGATATAATTATGGCAAAAACTACATTTCAAGGACCAGTAAAATCAATTAATGGTTTTCAAGGTGTTGGAACTGGAAACTCTGTAAGTATCGGAGCAGGTGCAACTTCTTTGACCGTTGATACACACGCTGGTAGAATGTTGTATCACAACGTTGCTGGTGCAGCTACTTTGACTTTACCTGCGATTAACTCATCATCTGATTCAGGTGTTGCAGGTCCAGGTAATGATCCGAACTCAGCAAACAATTTAGGTGCTTCTTTTGAGATATACATTGGAACAACTAAAACTGGTGACTTTGTTTTACAAGTTGCTAACGCTAGTGATACAATGACTGGTAATGCAATCATTGTTGATACGGATACAAATGATAATGCTGAAGGTTTTATGACTGCAGCTGCTTCAGATACTATTACTTTAAATGGTACTACAACTGGAGGATTAGCTGGATCAATCATAACTTGCAAAGCTATTGGTGCAAACAGATGGGGCGTACAAGTTACATCTGGTGGAACTAGTAACTTAGCTACACCTTTTAGTGCAGCAGTAAGTTAATAATTAATTTAGTGTGGGGCTTCGGCCCCATGCTTAAATTTTAAGGAGAAACAAATATGAGTTCAGATCAGAAGTTTAGTACACTGACAGCAGATGGTAATTTTAAAACTATTACAGGTGGTTCTACTAACATTGGGCCTTGTAGAGTTACATACATACAAGCTCATGGTGGAACTAATTGCTTAGTTAAATTACACGATGGAACAGGGACAGGTGGTTCTTTACAATTTCAAGCTAAATTTAGTAGTGAAGGTTTAGATATCTATGTTCCAGGAAATGGTATTAGATTTGAAACAGGAGTGTATTTAGATTTAACTACTACAGATTCTGTTACTATTGGTTATACTGGCTAGGAGTTTAAATGGCTAACACTACTTCAGGAACAGCAACGTTCGACAAAACTTTTTCTATTGAAGAAATAATAGAAGATGCTTTTGAACGTATAGGATTAAATTCTGTAGCAGGCTATCAACTTAAATCTGCAAGAAGATCTCTTAATGTATTGCTTCAAGAATGGGGCAATAGAGGTATTCACTATTGGGAAATAGACGAAACTAATTTAGATTTAATTGAAGGACAATCAGACTATGATTTTTTTAGATCTACGGCTGATGGCACAAGTGCAACTACAACACCAACTAATGGTATTACAGGTATGTCCGATGTCCTTGAAGCACAATTAAGATCCAATAGAACTCAAACAACACAATCAGATAGTCCGATGACTAAAGTAGATAGATCTACATATGCAGGATTCTCAAACAAATTATCTAAAGGTACGCCTAATCAATATTGGGTAGAAAGATTTATTGATAAAGTAAGAATACATATCTATCCTACACCAGACAAATGCAGCAGACGTGCCATTTAGATTTGTACCATGCATGGTTTCAGGTCTAGCATATTATTTATCTATGAAATACGCACCACAATTAATGCAAGGTATGAAATTAGTTTATGAAGATGAATTTGCAAGAGCATTAGCAGAAGATGGTTCTGCTTCTAGCACACACATAACACCAAAAGCATATTACCCAGGAGCATAATTATGGACGAAAAAAGATTTATGGAACTTGTATCAGAACTTAGAGAAAGAGGTTTTTCTCAACAAGAGGCAATTGAAGAAGCTAGAAGAATACTTGGAGAAAAAGATATGGCTAAAGGTGGTAGAGTAGACAAACCTCTAGGACCTGGTGGTGCTAAAAAGAAAAAACAAAAGAAAAAGAAAAAAAGTAAAAAATAATGGCAAAATACGCAACAGGTAAATATGCAAAAGCAATATCAGATAGATCTGGTATGGAATTTCCATATAAAGAAATGGTTAGAGAATGGAATGGATCATTCGTGCATGTGTCTGAGTTTGAGCCAAAGCAACCACAATTAGAACCAAAACCTATGAATGGAGATTCTATATCTTTAAGACACGTAAGACCTGATAGAATAGAAACTGCGGTTCCAAAAATATTACCATTAAATGCTTTTACAACAACAAATGGATCTACAACTATATCTGTAAATGAACCAGATCATGGTAGATCAACAAGTGATAGAGTTAGATTTAGAGATGCAGAAGCTGTTGGTGGAGTAGCTGCAGCAACAATAAATGACTCATCTGGATATGTAATTACAAAAGTAGATGATGATAATTATACCTTTGCAACATCTACAACATCTAGTATAACTGAAACAGGAGGAGGTGGCCTTGCGTCCGCTGGACCAGTCACCATAGTAGCATAATGGCAGGATTAAGCACATCAGGATTAAAAACACAAATAAGAAGTTACACTGAAACAGACTCTAATGTTTTAACAGATGCTGTTTTAGAAAATATTATTTTAAATGCACAATATAGAATTTTTAGAGAGGTGCCTATTGATGCAGATAGAAAACAACAATCTGGTAATTTAATTACAGGTCAAGAGACAATTAATGCTCCTGCAGGATGTGTATTTATAAGAGGTATACAAGTTTACGATTCTACTTCAGAAATTACAGGTCCTAACGTATGGCTAGAAAAAAAAGATGTAACTTATTTACAAGAATATGTATCGTCAACAGCATCAGCTAAAAGAGGTCAACCTAAATATTATGCCATGTTTGGTGGTGCTACAGGAGAATCTGATACCACTTCTGGAAGAATGATGTTTGCTCCTGTTCCTGATACAACGTACAAATTTAGGGTGCATTTTAACGCTGCACCAGCATTATTAGAGGGGGCAGATGGAACAAATTATATTAGTTTAAACTTTCCAAATGGTCTATTATATTGCTGTTTAGCAGAGGCATATGGATTTTTAAAAGGCCCAATAGATATGTTGACACTATACGAAAATAAGTATAAACAAGAAGTACAGAAGTTTGCTAATGAGCAAGTTGGTAGAAGACGAAGAGACGATTATACTAATGGTGCTATTCGTATACCGGTAACCTCAGCAAACCCGTAGGAGATTAAATTATGGCTATAACATCTGCAGTTTGCACAAGTTTTAAAGTAGAACTTTTAAAAGGAGTTCACAATTTTACAGCATCAAGTGGTAATACATTTAAGATTGCTTTATACACAAGTTCAGCATCGTTAGGAGCTTCAACAACAGCTTTCACAACATCAAACGAAATAACAAATACATCTGGATCTGCTTATAGTTCTGGAGGAGCAACACTTACGAGTGTAACTCCTGTTGCAGACAGCACAACTGCAGTTTGTGATTTTAATGATGTAAGTTTCACAAGTGCTTCTTTCACAGCAAATGGAGCTATCATATATAATAGTTCTGCATCTGGTAATCCTGCGTGTGCAGTGATTGCATTCGGTGGAGATAAAACCGTATCTAGTGGAACTTTTACAATTCAATTCCCTGCAGCAGACGCATCGAACGCTATCATTAGACTAGCATAAGAGGTAACGACGGATGTCCGTTACTAGAACATACACGGTAACGGTGGTTGGAGGCAACCCTTCAAATCACCCGTATCATAACGTTGGTTCAAGTAATAAATACGCTATTGATGGTTCAACAGCCACAGCAGATGTAACTTTATATATTGCTGAAACGGGAACATATCGTTTTGATCAATCAGACTCTTCTAATTTAAACCACCCATTAAGATTTTCTACAACCGCAAACGGAACACACAGCGGAGGCAGCGAGTATACGGTTGGCGTAACAACAAACGGAACGCCAGGTAATCCTGGAGCATATACACAAATTGTAGTAGCAACTGATGCACCAACTTTATATTATTATTGTTCAAATCATTCTAACATGGGTTGGACTGCGAACACTCCATCTGCAGACACATGGGGAGCTTTGGGTTGGAGTACAAATCGTTGGGGTAGAAGTGATGAATTAGTTATATCAAGTGGTTGGGGTGCAGATTCCTGGGATCTTGGTGGAGCCTGGGGAGATACTAGTGAAGAAATAGTAATTTTATCAGGTCAATCAATTACAACAGGATTAGGTGAGTTAATATCTTTTCCAGAGCAAGGTTGGGGTAGAGATGGTTGGTCATTAGAGCCATACGGAGATAGTTTTAGTCCTGTTGTATCTGTAAATGGATTGTCAATAACATCTTCTTTAGGACAAGTTGATCCCTTTCCAGAATCAGGTTGGGGTAGAGATACTTGGAACTTTGAATCTTGGGGTTTCAATGGTTCAATTATATTTCCTACTGGTCAAGAAATAACTACTTCTCTTGGAGAACTCGCAGCATTTCCAGAGTCAGGTTGGGGTGGTGATACTTGGGGCTTTGAAGGTTGGGGTTTCAATGGTGTAATTCAAGTATTAGATGGACAAGAAATTACATCAACTTCAGGCCCTAGTGGTTGGAGTAATGCATCTTATGGCGATAATGGTTGGGGTATGTTTACCATTAATCCTGCAGATGTAATGGGATTAACAGGTGTACAAATAACTTCAGCTGTTCCTCCTCAGTTTGATATACCAGAACAAGTTGTTGGAGTTGGAGCAACATCATCTGTAGGATCAACATCTTTATCTCAGATGTTAGTTGGTTTATCTGGTCAATCAGGAACTTTTTCAGTTGGTTCTACAACGTTTGATTTAACTTCTGTAATAAGTCCAACAGGTATTGCAGCGACTCCAGAACTTGGTGATCTAATAGCAGGTATTGTAGAATTTGTACCAACAACAGGTGTTGGAGCTACATCAGCTGTAGGATCACTATCTTTACCTGGTGATTCAATCGTAAGCTTTAGTGGTTTAAGTGGTACATTATCTACAGGGGCATTAACACCTGCAGATGTAATGGGATTAACAGGAGTATCTTCGACCGCTTCTGTGGCAGGATTTGGTGTTTCTACAGGGTTTGGAATTCAAGCATATCAAGCTATTGACACAGGATCGAATACAACATATAGTGACGTAGCATAGGAGAAAAAAAACATGGCATCAACATTTTCACCTTTAGGGGTAGAACTTCAAGCAACCGGAGAAAATGCCGGTACATGGGGTACGAAGACAAATACAAATTTACAATTAGTTGAACAAATTAGTGGTGGTTTTACTACACAAGCTGTATCAGATTCAGGAGATACAACATTATCTGTAACAGATGGTGGAACAGGTGCAACTCTTGCGCATAGAATTATTGAGTTTACTGGCTCTCTAACAGCATCAAGAAACGTTACAATTCCTTTAGATGTTCAACAATTTTACGTACTAAAAAATTCAACAAGTGGATCACAAAACGTAGTATTTAAATATGTTTCAGGCGGTGGAGATAGTATAACTCTTGCTCCAGGTGTAGTAAAATTAGTTTATGCTACTGCTAATGATTCAACAAATCCAGATATTGATGATTGTGGATTTTTAACTGCTTCATCTACTGACACTTTAACAAACAAAACTTTAACAGCTCCAAAAATTGCAGATGCAGGTTTTATCGCAGATGCAAATGGAAACGAACAAATTATTTTTCAAACAACATCTTCAGCAGTAAATGAGTTAGAAGTAACTAATGCTGCAACAGGAAACCCACCAATCCTTGGTGCGAGTGGAGAAACTAATGTTGATGTACATATTAAACCAAAAGGTTCTGGAGAAACTAGAATTGGAACAGGAGCAGCAGCTGCAACTTTAACAACAAGTGGTGCACATGATCTTATTTTAGATACAAACTCAGGAACTAATTCAGGTACAATAACAATTACAGACGGAGCAGATGGTAATATTAATATTGCACCAAACGGAAATGGTGTAGTTCAAGCAGGTGGTTCAGCAGTTAAAGTTGCTGGTACAGAAACTATTTGGGTTCCAGCAGTTGCTATGTATCCTAATACTACAAATGGTGCAGAAGCTGCACAAGTAGAATTATCAAATGGTCCTGAAATAAAAGTTTTAGATTTTGATAAAGACTCAGATGAGTTTGCACAATTTTCTGTGGCGTTTCCTAAATCATGGAATGAAGGCACGGTAACTTTTCAAGCTTTCTTTACAGCAACATCAACAGATACAGGTACAACCGCATGGGGATTATCTGCTGTATCATTTGCTGACAACGATGATATTAACACTGCTTTTGGAACACAAGTTGTTGCAACAGCGAAAGCACATAGTGGAACATCAAACGATTTAGATGTAGCGGCAGTAAGTGGAGCAGTAACTATTGCAGGTTCACCTAGCACAGATGAGCAGGTGTTCTTTCAAATATCAAGAGACGTATCAGCAGATGATTTAAATGCCGATGCTAGATTGCTTGGAATTAAATTATTCTTCACTACTGATGCTGCTAACGACGCATAAGGAGAATAAATGGCAGGCTTTGGATATAGAATATTAGGCTTTGGAGCAGGTTGCGCAGGACCCGCTTATATTGAAGCAACCGGTGGTAATGAAACCGTTACTGACGGAGATTATAAAATTCACATTTTTACAGGAGACGGAAATCTTTGTGTAACTTCTAAAGGAAGAGCAGCTGGTTCAAATCAAGCAGATTATTTAGTTGTCGCTGGTGGAGGTGGCGGAGGCCAAGGAACCGGCGGTGGCGGCGGTGGAGGAGGATTTAGACTATCCTCTGGAACAGCCTCTGGTTGTTACAGCGTACCATCTCCTTTAGGTGGTTGCGTTCCAGGAATAGGTGTAACATTAGGAGCAATGCCAATCACGGTTGGTGGTGGAGGAACTGGTAGACAACCTGGAGGACCTGCTGGAACTCTTGGTGGAAATTCAGTTTTTGGTAGTATAACATCAACTGGTGGAGGTGTTGGTAGCGGAGGAGACGGAACTCCAAATGGACCAACTAATGGTAGACCAGGAGGTTCAGGAGGAGGTGCACACTTAAATAATCCAAGTTTCGGAAATGGAAATGATCCCCCAACAAGTCCCCCTCAAGGTAATAATGGAGCACCATTCTCAGGTTATGTAGGTGGTGGCGGCGGTGGATCTGGTCAAGCCGGTAGTGGTAAAACTGGAGGAAATGGAGCTCAGGCTAACATTGTTCCGTCCCCAGCAAGTTCTGGTAAAGGTGCTAATTGTTTTAAATATTCCGGTGGTGGCGGCGGTGGTTCTGACCAAACTTCTCAAAACGGAGGAAATGGTGGACCTGGCGGCGGAGGCCGAGGCGGAAATAGACAAAACTCACCTACTTCAGGAGCAGCTGGAACAGCTAACACTGGTGGCGGTGGCGGAGGAAGAGGTTTACCCTCTGGCATAGGCAATACTGGTGGTAGTGGAGTTGTAGTAGTAAGGTATAAATTTCAAAATTAATTATGGCACACTTTGCAAAAATATCAGAAGAAAATATAGTTTTAGCGGTGCACGTTGTTGCTGATGAACACTGCACAAATAAAGATGGTGTTGAAACTGAGGCTGAGGGTCAATACTGGTTAGAAAAATGTCATGGTTGGCCACAACAACTTTGGAAAAAAACTTCTTATAACACAATTAATAATACACATACATTAGGTGGCACACCTTATAGAGGAAACTATGCAGGCATAGGTTATATTTGGGATCCTGAAAATGAAATATTTTTAAGTCCAAAACCGGGGTCTGAGTGGACAAAAGATGTAGCCAACGCTAAATGGGTATCACCACTTGGTGAAGCACCTGCATTAACAGCAGAACAACAAGCACAAAACGAAGCAGACACTCATTCTTGGCATTATGAATGGGACGAAGCTGCATATCAAGCAGATAATACAACTGGTTGGGTGTTGACAGATTTATTCGCATAACATATAAGTTTTATAAACATATATAGATATGCATAAGAAAGTATTAAGTGAACAAACAATATATTTTGGCGACGTTAAGATGCCTGAGGGTTTTGACATAGATCCTTTTGAAATGTCAAAAGCTATTTTTGAAAGTTCTTACACCGGAGAAGACATGCCTTTTTTTCGAACTTGGGACAGACTTAATAAATATATTGTTGAACATGTGCGTGTTAAATATAATTTAAATTTAGTTAATAAAAAAACATGGGGTGAAATGTATTTTCCTAATGTTAAAACAAATCCAACCACAGGAGTTGATCCTGTAGATTTAAGAAATTCTCCTGACTTTGTTTGTCTATATGGTGTTAATGCTGTGGATTGTAATGTTAGAATTTATTATGATGATAATAGAAAAAAAGGTAGAAGTTGGGATATGCCATTAACACATAATAAATTTATAATGTTTCCAGCAACTAATCTTTATTATATAGAAAATAATCAAAAAGATTTAGCAAATTTTGTTCAAATCATAACTTATGAACTTATCTAATTATTACTGGTATTTTACATCTGCCTTACCACCTAGATTGTGTGATGATATAATTAAATATGCATTATCTAAATCTGAGTCCATGGCGAGAACAGGAGGTTACGATAACGAAAAATCTTTATCTCAAGATCAAATAAAAAATATGCAAAGAAAAAGAAAATCGGATTTAGTATGGCTTGATGATACCTGGATATATAAAGAATTACATCCATATGTTCTTGATGCTAATAAAAATGCAGGTTGGAATTTTGAGTGGGATGCAAGTGAAAATATACAATTTACAAAATATAAACTTAATCAATATTATGATTGGCATTGTGATAGTTGGAATAAACCTTATAATAAACCAAAAAATATTCATACACATGGTAAAATAAGAAAACTTTCTATGACGTGTCAACTAACAGATGGGTCTGAATATAAAGGTGGAGAATTAGAATTTGATTTTAGAAACTATGATCCACATATGAGAGACGAATCTATACACAGAGTACAATGTAAAGAAATACTACCTAAAGGATCTATTATCGTGTTCCCAAGTCACGTATGGCACAGGGTGAAGCCCGTAACTGCAGGGACGAGATACTCATTAGTTATGTGGAGTCTTGGACAGCCATGGAAGTAAAAGAATATTTTAAGACTCCAATATGTATAGAGAACAAACCAGAGTTTGTAAAAAGTTTAAATAAAGCTTCCGATAAATATATTAAAGAAGCTAAAGCTAGACAAAAAGATCATATAAAAAAACACGGTGATTTTGGAACTTCTTATCACTCAAGCTGTCTTACTTTAGATAATGATTTTTTAGATTTTAGAAATTATATAGGTCAAAAGTCTTGGGATTTTTTAGATTGGCAAGGTTATGATATGTCAGAATATCAAACAATGTTTAGTGAGCTATGGGTACAGGAGTTTGCTAAAAAGGGTGGTGGTAATCACTCTGCACACATACATTGGAATCAACATGTATCTGGTTTTTACTTTTTAAAAGCTAGTGATAAAACATCATATCCCATTTTTCACGAACCAAGGACTGGTGCTAGAACCACTAAATTAAAAGTAAAAAAAACATCAGATCTTACATATGGAACTGAATTGGTTCAATTTAGAGTGCAGCCTGGAGTATTAATAATGTTTCCAAGTTATTTAGAACATGAATTTGCTGTGGACTATGGTAAAGAACCATTTAGATTTATACACTGGAATATACAAGCTGTACCAAAAGGAATGGCTAAAGATGTTTGAGGTTAAAGATAATTTTTTAGATGTTACCGAACATGTTTCTTTAAAAAACATAATGGAGTCAGAAACATTTCCATGGTATTTTAACAAATATAAAGTGCAACATAAACCTAATAAATTATTTCATTATCAGTTTTGTCATATATTTTATAATAATAAAATTAATTCTGACTATTTTAATGATTTAGAACCCATATTAAAAAAACTTAAATATAAATCTTTGATTAGAATTAAAGCTAATTTAAATCCAATAAGCAATAAACTCGTTAAGTTTGATGAACACGTAGATCAATTTTTTAAATGTAAAGGAGCATTATATTATTTAAATAGTAACAATGGTTATACTATGATAGGAGATCATAAAATAGAAAGTAAAAGTAATAGAGTTGTTTTATTTGATGCTAGTCAAACTCATTATGGAACTAATTCTACAGATTGTAATAATCGAATGGTAATAAATTTTAATTATTTTTAAAACATGAATTTAAAAAAACATTATTTTCCTAAAGATAGTTTTATTCAAGGATGGTATATTCCAGAAAAAATTTGTGATGATTTAATTAATTATTATAATAAAAATAAACATAAAACCTCCAGTGGTAAATGTTTTATAAAAGGAGAATTAGTAAATAATAACGATCATAAACAATCTATTGATTTAAGTTTAGGAAGAGATAATTTTGATAAGGGTGTTGCTGGATATAGAGTTTATTTACAAGAAGTTTTAAATTTATATATGGGAGAGTATCCTGAAGTGAATCAACTGCCTAGATTTGACGTGGAGGATATTAATATTCAATGGTACCCTAAAAATGGTGGTTTTAAAAAATGGCATTATGAAAGAGGTGACGCTTTTAATTTTTCTAGAAATTTAGTTTTTATGACATATTTAAATGACATAGAAAATGGAGGGACTCATTTTAAATATCAAAATTTAACTTCGCCTGCAAAAAAAGGTTTAACTTTAATTTGGCCTCCAGATTGGACACATACACATAAAGGTCAAATAGTTGACAAAGAAAAATTTATAGCTACAGGATGGTATAGACTTATATGAGTTTTAAAAAAAATAAATATGCAATAATTAAACAAGCAATATCAAAAGATTTAGCAACTTTTATTGCAAATTATTTTTGCATGCAAAAACAAGTTTATGATACTTGTAGCCAAGCAAGATACTTTTCACCATTTGAAAACATAATTGGATTTTATGAGGGAGAAAATGCACAAATACCAAATACTTATTCTCAATATGCTAATGTGGCTATGGAAACGCTATTGTTAAAATGTCAGCCAGATATGGAAAAAATAACAGGGTTAAAATTAACTCCTGCTTATACCTATGCAAGAATTTATAAAAAAGGTGATGAATTAAAACGACACAAAGATAGATTTAGTTGTGAGATATCTACTACTATGAATTTAGCTGGCGATGATTGGCCTATATATTTAGAGCCCTCAGGAGAAAAAGGTAAAAAAGGTGTCAAGGTAGATTTAAAACAAGGAGACATGTTAGTATATAGGGGATGTGATTTAGAACATTGGAGAAAACCATTTAAGGGTGAAGAATGTGTGCAAGTTTTTTTACACTACAATAATATTAAAACACCAGGAGCTAAAGAAAATATGTATGATAGACGTCCACATTTAGGACTGCCTTCGTGGTTTAAAAAATGATACCTTTTAATTTTCCTATATTAAAAAATAAACTTAAAGAAAACTCTAAAATAAAAAAACAATTATTAGAGCTAATAGATAAACAAGAATCAAGTTCTTTAAAACAAGATGATGATTATTTTACAGATAGTATCTCAAGAGTAGATTGGGACAGAAGACACGATACAGAAAGAGAGTGGGTTAAATTAGTAGGTCCTCATTTACAAAAACATTTTACAGAAGAAGTAAAAAGGATAGGTTTATCTAAAATACAAATTTTTGAGTTATGGTTTCAACAATATGGCAAAGGAGATACACATGGTTGGCACGTTCATGGTCATAACTTTACAGGTGTATATTATTTAGAGTTTGGAAAGAATTCTCCTAAGACTCAAATAGTAGAGCCTTTATCTTTAAAAATTATTGATGTAGATGTAAAACAAGGAGACGTTATTATATTTCCAAGTATGTTTATACACAGAGCGCCCCCTTCTCAAACTAAAAAAAGAAAAACAATTATATCATTTAATTTTAATGCAGACTATGTGCATGATGATTTTTTAAAAATTTTAAGAACGTGAAAACATTAATAGTTGATAATTTTTTAGAAGACCCTGACAAAATAAGAAAATTTGCTTTGTCTTTAAACTATAGAAAAAGAAATGAACATGAAAATTTTGAAGGCATGAGAGGTCCATTAATTAAAGAGGTTAATATTAATATGCACAATAAAATATGTAATAAAATTATATTTGAGTATTATAAAAAAAATCCAATATCATTTGTAGCTGATTTACAATTTCATAAGACACAAGAAAAAGATAGAAAAGATTTTCAATTTATGTATAATAGAGTGCATCAAGATAATGGTATAATAGCAGGCATGGTATATTTAACACCTAATGCACCAATTAATTGTGGCACGCAAACATATCAAGAGATTATAATTAATAAAAAATATGAACCTGATATTAAAATAGGTAATATATATAATAGATTAGTTTTATACCCAGCTGAATACTTTCATTCAGCAATGGATTATTTTGGAGATGACAAAAACAATCGTCTAGTTATGTTATTTTTTTTAATGGAGGTTAAATTTTAAATGCAAGTTATAGACAATTTTTTACCTGAAGAAGAATTTAAAAAAATACAAGAACTTTTTATGTCAGGAGACTTTCCTTATTATTTTAATAATACGGTTGCTGATCCTACTGATATTAAAAATTTTTATTTTACTCACACTATTTATGATAATAATGTTGTTAATAGTGACTACTTTGAAATGGTAAATCCTTTATTAAAAAAATTAGACACGGTGTTTTTAAGAAGAGTGAAAGTAAATTGTTATACTAGAGATGAAAAAATAATAAAACACAAAGCTCACAAAGATTTACCCATGCCTCACAAAGGAGCCATATTTTCTTTAAATACTTGTGATGGTGGAACATATATAGGTAAAAAATTTATAAAATCTGTGGCTAATCGTGTGCTATTATTTAACCCCTTTGTTCTTCATTCAAGCACTAACTGCACAGATGATTT